TAATGAGACTGAAGCTCGGCCCTTTCTTGTTCAAAATTTTGGTCTTTATCAGTCATTTTCTTTGAATTCTACTATATTTTTAGCCCACCAATAAAGCTCATCTTCTTTTAATACATGTTTCATGGCGTTAGCTCGGGCACAAACTAGTTGGATATTATGTGCTAAATACTCAACATCTGGGTCTATTCGATCAATAGAAGCATTTAAATCTCTTCTACCACTACCATCTTTATGGTATGTCATGAACAAACCAGTCAATGCACATTTACCTTCTTGTTGATCCCACAACTCCAAAACATGTTCTAATTCAATCTCCCACTTAAGTTTTGATTTTTCTTTTTTAGTTCTTGCGTGTTTAAGTTGACCAAATAAACGAGTCAAATAATTCTGTGGTGTTGCGCTAGCATTCTTTTGTCTTACTGCATAAGTGCAAGGTTTACACTTTTTAGAATGAACTGTGCCGCGGTCATTTTTAGCCACAAATTCTTCTAAAGGCAACTCCTTTTTGCAAGAAGTACATTTCCTCGTACTCATGCTTGCTCACTGTAGCATAAATTTTTGCTAGAAAATTTTTTTGGTAAAATTTTTTTCAATACTGCGCACGCAGGGTCTCTTACTATCATCACGCAAGGGCCCCGTCCCCTGTTTTACATTTGGAACCTTGTTTTAGATTTTACCCACTTGGAACCTTGTTTGATTTGCGCCTTCACTTCGTAGTAAGGGAACCAAGCCCGACGTTGTCGGTCTTTGTTCATGGACATAGTGATTCGGCTCTAGGGAGAGTCGGACACAAACTTCTAACATACCGAAAGGTAGGAGAAACTTATGGCTAAATCAGCTAATAAAAACCCGGGCACTATCCGCTCTGCAGTGGATAGCTTTACTAACAAAGACGGCGAGCACCAAAATGTCTACTCAACTCTTGGGAAGACTTGGGAGCAGAGCGGTACTTGCAGACGCATCGAGCCTGATTGCGTCCTTCCAACTGCGCTGAAGTCGTTTATCATTGGTCACGATAAAGATGGCAATCCAATAACAGAGATGCGTTTGGTTACTGCCAGTTTCTTTGTTAACGACTTCATCCCAGAAGAAGAACGCAAGGCTGCAAAGTCCGAAGCGGTTAAAACTTCTGTTGCCGAAGAACTTCTTGCGAAGGTCAACGGTGCTAAGTAAGTCACTCAAGGACTTTGCTGGTGCTACCCTCACGGGTAGCGCCAAGCTTGCTAGCAAGTTCTACCACAATGCTAGCCCAATGAAAGCCTTCATCCACCAACGCCTAGTCGCTGGCTGGGAAGAAGGTAAATCCGATAAACCCCAAACCAAACCCGTAGACACCTGTTGCGAAGAGCACGGCGTTGGCGGATTTGGAACCAACAAGTAGGAGCTACCTCATGGGATTCATTCTAGGTCTCGCATTCGGCTTTGTCCTCGGCATTGCTTTCGCTTCCAAATGTTTCAACACAATCCTTGCTGACGCCTCTATCACAGAGCTCGTCAAGATCCGCAAAGACTGTAGAGAAGAAAGCGACGCAACGCTCTCGGAAATAGCCGAACGCTTAACACAAGAGTAATAGCATGACGCCCCACCTTCGGGTGGGGTCGGCTTCGCCTTGTAGACGGGGTCCCTAGAGCGTGTGCCTACTATCATCACCTCATATGTATACTATCATCAAGGATGTACACAAGTGTTCACGTACCACTGACAAGTGTCTACGAACTACGAGTGTGCATCCGAGGTGTACCGGGTGTACCACCTTTGTACCACTTACAAAGATCGCGTGCGGTACACCTGAGAATCATATGAATAAACGCGTGCAGCGAAATACGCCGCCCGTGTACCGGGTGTACCACAGGTTATGCGTTAGCACGCAGAAATGGACCGTAGACCGTAGTTATAGATTCTTGTTTAAAGAACGATATAACCGGTACAAATGGTACACCTACCACGAAACCCTGCTAACGCGGGGCTTTCCGGTGTACCACGTCCTTTTTCGTGCTGGTACACCCAGAAGCGAAAGCTCAGTAATATCAATGACTTAGGGTGTACCACGGTGTACCACGAATATCGACTTCGTCGATATTTATTCATGGATATTGTGTCTTTAATCAAAATATATGGAGAAATATATGAAAATGATAAATATATGGTATAGCACCAGAGAGCATGAATGGTTAAGCAACCTTTGCTATCGACCTTTCACTCTTTTTGAAAAACGTTATATGAGCGTCGAACACGCCTACCAAACTTGGAAAAGCGGTGAGTTTGACGAACGTACCTATAAAAAATCTTGGCGTACTGGTTCTAAGCACGTTGGGAAAAAGGGAACTCGCACTGAAGCTGATTGGAATATCAAACTCATGAAAGCTCTAATCCTTGAGTCCTTTCTTGATCCAATGAATGCTTCTATGTGCTCTGAGTTTAAGAGATTAATAAAACAAGGTGCAGTCTTTACTCATAACCAAGACAAAGGTGTTTGGCGAAGTAAGTTCCCACAATGCCTGCATGAAGTAGGTGAATACCTGCTCAATGCACCTGAGTTTACTATTCCTCATCATGCCGAGAAACAGCTGAAGATTGCGGAATGGAAACGAGAACACTAAATATCGACTTCGTCGATATTTGTTCATGGAAAAAGTATCTTTCAACTAAAAATATAAGGAGAAAATCATGGCAATACCTGAAAATGTAATGCAATTCGTAGAAATCTACGACCCAAACGAATCAACGACTACATACCTTGTGGATGAGTCTAGATTCGATAGATGGTGCCGAGAGCACCAAGCTGAAATCTACACAGCAATGGATGTAGAAGACTTGACTTATGAGCAAGCACAAATAAAAGCTTATCTAAGATGGAAAGACTTAGACTAGGTGACAAAGTCCAAGTAAAAGGACACTGCATATTCGGGACAGTCGTTAAGTGGCTGTCCCCTAATAGAGTAGTGATCTGGGACGATGAGTTATATGGCAGAGTGGTTAGCCCTACAAGGAGTTATCATCCTAGCCAGTTAAAAAGAATTCAAATTGACTCAAATATATGAGCCAGTTGAATAGGTGCATTTACGTGAGTAAATGTGTTCGATAAATCACTTAATATATTAGGAGTAAAAAATATGACAAGTGAACATTTTGACCCAAGTGAGCAAGAGACTAAAGAGCTTTTGCCAAAAAACGAGTCTGACATGAGTGACTATACTGAAGACACTAATGCAGATCCTGAAGGTGCTGAAAAGCGTTCGGCGCGTGCTGACATACAACTACCAGATTACTGGTACAAGAAGTACGCACTTGACGATTTCGGCAAACCAACTTTCAACAAAAACGTGGTAAATGCCGTAATGGAAGTCTTTGACTTGAAATACGGTACACCAATGACTTTCGTTGAAGGTGATGCGTCTGCTGAAGACCAACAAATCTACTTCGACCATCAAGTAAATGATGTCGTAAGTGGCATGAGACAATTACTTGAAGTTGACCCACAATCAACTGGTTTGAACTTCTTGCAATTGACAACTAGAACTTGGTCCGAGTTCGTGAGCATTTGCTACGAATACTCTGACTCAATGTCTAACTTCAAAGAAGACGATATTCCTGACTGGCTTATCCAAAGAGAAGAAAAGATGCTTCAACTTGGACGCAAAGCTAGGATTTTATCTGCTGCTTTGGAAGCGATTGATGAAGATTTCGGTCTTAAAGACACGAAGATTCAAAGAAACAGAGTCCAAGCTGCTGTCGAGCAAAGAATGCAAAGACTTGCAGAATGGAACTTCAATCGTCAAGCTGATATGTCAGGCAAAGCAAAACGCGAAATGAATGCGGAAACTTTGGCTCACATGGAGAGCATCATAAGTAACGCGTAAGCGTACAAAGTCCTAGCTAGTCTTATCATTGTCTGAACGATACGTCCTAGCTAGGCACAGAATTCGACTCTAAAGTTGTAAAAGTCGAGTCCTGAAAGAGTGAGTCGAACAGTTCTTTCTCATATTTGGACTGCCAAAATGCTCTTCAGGATTCGCACAGAATTCGGCTCAGTTTTCCCACAAGTCGAAGTCTAGATAGTGAGCCGAATAGGTATCATAAATAGACCTTTTCATAACTATCCAGACTTCGCATTAATTAATACAGGAGAAAATATGCAATATCGTAGTAATCTACCAAGACCTTTTCACAAAGGCACAAAAACAGGAAACCGCAAGGTTATTTCTTCAACTTCAATCAATGGTAAAACTGTGTGCCAACAGGTAGTCTATCAAGTAGACGGTCACTCAGTTACCAGACACGAAAGAGTGTAGGTTTTCTATATTTTTCCTACCTCATCTTGCTAGGGCTGGCTCTCTCCCTAAATTTATACGCCAGTCCTAGCTTCTTTTTTTAAACCTTATGGAATTATTAAACGTGTGCCTGCTCGTACAAACTAAATCTCGCCGATGCCCCGCCGAACACTGCGTGTTCGTCTACATCGGCTCGACGCCTCCGGCCATCCTTTGGGCACCGCACTGCGTGCGTGCCGTCGGATGCCTTCGGCGGTTTGTACCTTCGCAGGTGTGCTACATGAGAGTGTGCTAGTGCGCCCCCGGAAGGGCGCACCTACGCAATATAAAAGAGTTAATCAAATGCAAAAAAGTTTTTATCAATATATAGAAGTATTACGCTCGTACGGCGCATTAGGCGCCGTACCTTCGCTTTATTTACTATGCATTTTAAGGAGTTAAATAATGCAATTCATACAAAAACGATTCCCTAGTTTTCTAGGTATATTTAATAAATCAGGAGGCCATATGGCTACAAGACTATTTCGAGCTACTTTTGTAGATTCTTTCTCACAAAATACTATTGTGGTGGAGTTTGATGCTCCATTCCCAGTAGATGAGCAAGTTGATTACAAAAAGCTCGCGACCCAAAGGTTGGGTGAGATGATACGAAACGGACAAGTGAAGATTCGTGATGTCGAGCCCGTTGAAATATAACTATTTGATAAGAGGAGTAAACTATGTCAGATACAACAATGCAGACCGTTACAGCAACGGATCTCAAACAGGAGATACGCGATAACATGCGTATTGGACTTAACACAATGATATGGGGCGGACCCGGTATCGGTAAATCAGAGATTCCACAACAAGTGGCTGATGATCTCAATGTGCCGTTACTAGATTTTCGTGCCAATCTATTCGACCCTGTCGATGTTCGTGGTATACCACGAGTCATTGACAATGAAACATATGGTGCGATGACCTCATGGGCTCCACCAGATATTTTTCCTACCGAAGAAACGCATGGCCCACGTGGTTTGTTCATGATTGACGAGCTACCAACAGCGCCACCTGCTACACAGAATGCGTTTCTACAACTTCTACTAACTCGTCAGGTTGGTAACTACAAAATGCCTGATGGTTGGTCATGTCTTGCTGCTGGTAATCGTCTAACAGACGGTGCCTCAGTCTACCAAATGCCCTCACCTGTAAGAAACAGACTGATGCATTACGAACTCGAACCTAGCTTGGATGCTTGGTGCGAGTGGGCGCTAAAGAATGAAGTCA